ATGGTGAAGACAAAAATTCAATATTGTGATGTCTGTGATAAAGATGTTGAAACCATAATTGTAGAACGTCCCACTACATATACTTTCAAAGGTGAGACATTCGACCTTACGGAGAGAGTTTTGCAATGCAAAACATGTAATGAAGATTTATACGATGAAACTTTAGATAATGAAACAATGAATATGTTGGTTAAGCTTTACACTGAGCGAGTTGGGCTGCCTCTTGATGAGATAAAAAATATTAGAAAACAATACGGTTTGTCTATGGACTTATTTTCACGGATTCTAGGGTGGAGTAAGTCTACGATAGTACGATATGAATCAGGTAAGTATATTCCTGATTCATCACACATGAATATATATTTGCAACTAAAGAAAAATCCAGAGAAATTAGATGAATTTTTTAAGCAAAGAATGTATAAATTTAACGATAGAGAGCAGGAAAAAATAAAAAGTAAACTTAGTTGTGTAGAACAACGCGAAGTAGAGCAAAGTCTATTGGACACTATTCAAATAAATTATAAAATACACGAAAAAACTATTGAATCTGGTTATAGTCCTTTTAATATAGAGAAATTAATAAATATGGTTTTGTACTTTGCTCAACAAGGAGTACAGAAAACCAAACTAATGAAGTTATTATTTTATTCGGATTATCTAAATTTTAAACATAATACTTTATCTATAACAGGGATGCCTTATGTTCGTTTTAAATTTGGGCCAGTACCTAAAGATTATGAATTGCTATTATCTACGTTAGAAAAAAATAAACTGATTAAAATACAATACGAAATTCAAGGTAATTATGTTGCAAACCAAATTAAATCGTTGGAGACTTTTAATGAAAGTATCTTTGATGAACATGAATTTGAGGTTTTGCAAAAAGTAGACAAATTCTTTATAGATTACGGCTCTGGAGATATAAGCGTATTTTCACATGAGGAAAATGCTTGGAAAGAAACAGACGAACTTCAGGTAATTTCTTATGAGCATGCCGAAACGCTTTTAATTGATTAAAGCTCACCTTAATAATGGTGAGCTTTTTTATTGCATTTTTCCTGTATATAATTAAAACATTTCAATTCACCTTTCGTACGCCTCAATGGTTAAAAGAGAATCAAATGCAATAAACCATGTATCACCTTTTAAATCCTCCACATGTAGCTTCTGTTTCACTTCGTTTATGTAATGCACATGTCCTGTTACTTCTTCACTAAATCCGTCTCTGTATATACTGATGACCAGAACCGAGTTGAATTCCATCGCCTCGCAAATAACACGGGCCATTTCTTCCTGTTGGTATTCATCTAGGATGGGTTTTTCAATTTTTTGGACTTGTTTCTTCCTATTTAATATCGCTGCCCTTTGCTCGGGCAAAATAAATTTTTGTTCCCATCTCTTGTCGTAAATACCCTCGTTCATTCTGATCAACTCCTTGAACAAATTATACAAGAACAAATGTTCGAAAATCAACCGGAAAAGTATAGGAGGTTCGTAATCATTATGCTATAATCACACTAAAATGTACCAAATGCAAAATAATGGGGTGGTTTAGTGTTCTTCAAAGAGACAGAAACACAGGAGATCATCAAATATGAAGATTACCCTTATGCAGTTTACGCACGGGTTTCCTCAGAAAAAGATGAACAGGTGACATCAATAGCCAACCAAATTGATATTTGTCATCATTGGATTGAGAAAAATAATTACGAATGGAAAGATGAAGCAATCCAATTAGATGATGGGATAAGCGGGACAGTGCTTCTTGATCGAAAAGCAATGCAACTCATTTTAGATAAGGCGCAAAAAAGAAAGCTGAAGATGGTTGTTTTTAAATCAATCAGCCGGCTTGCGCGTGATCTTAAAGATGCCCTTGAAATTCGAGAGGTTTTATTGGCTCACGGTGTAAGAGTTGTGACGCTTGAAGAGGGCTACGATAGCCTATATGAAGGCAAAAACTCAATGAAATTTGAAATGTTTTCAATGTTTGCAGCTCAATACCCTCAAACAATTTCAGTGGCAGCCAGTGGGGCACTAGCAGCAAAAGCCCGCCGTGGTGAACATTCCGGCCGTGTACCTTTTGGATTTAAGAAAGAAGGTAAATTCCTAGCTATCAATGAAGAAGAAGCAAAAGTCGTACGTTTTATTTTCGATCTTCATAATAATCATGGATATGGACATAAAAGGATCGTTCTCAAGCTTAACGAAGAATTGGCACTTGGAAATATTGTAAAGCCTCAAAAGACTGAGTTTTGGCAGCTGTCTACAGTACAAACGATTTTAAAGAATCCTATTTATTGTGGCGTGTTTATTGCCAATAGACATACTCAAGTCAAAATAGGGGGACGGAAAAAATTTATCCGCAACCCAAAAGAAAAATGGACTGTTTACAAAGACTGGTGTCCTAAGATCATATCGGAAGAAGAGTATGAGAAAGCTAATAACAAAGAACACAAGATGCGTAAAAAGCGTTTTAACCCTCGGAATGAGCTACGGGGAATGATGAAATGTGGTGTGTGCGGTTGCAATATGGTTGTGCTGCCGTCGTACAAATACAATCAGAAACGTGAGAAGAAAGAGTTTAATTATTTGAAGTGTAGCGCCTACAGACGAGGTGGAACTGCTCTTTGTGTAAACCATGCTCCGATGCAATATAAGGACTTGCGGGCTTTTGTTATAAAAACACTGAAACAAAAGGGCAAGAAGTTAAAATTGGATGTAAAGTCTGATTTTGAAGAGCAGAAGAAAAACCGGATCAAGCGAACGAAAATAGAAATTGAAAATGCAGAAAACAAGAAAAAACGTCTAATCGAATTGTACTTGGAAGATCAGTTGATCACTAAGACGGAATTCCAGGCGAAGCGAAAAGAGCTTGAAGAACAAATTGAAAAACTGAACGATAAGCTGTTCATGCTTGAGCGTGAGGAAGAAGAAACAATCGACATATCAAATATTAAGAATGCATTCGCACAGCTGGAAAGAACTGATCAGGATTTATTCGAAGCATTTTCAGCGCTTATTGATAAACTTGTAATATACGAGGATGGAACAGTCGATTTCCATTATAAATTCAAGTGATTATTATTGTTTTAGTTTGCGATAGATATGCATATCAAATGGTATGCATACCGGTCGCAAACTAAGAGCCCTTTAGAGGCTCTTTTTTTATATGATGAGTCGTTTTTTATTGAAGTACATATTGATGCGGGTCATCGCAAATGACTCTGGAACCTTGAAGGCATCGGCAATGACTTGAACTGCGTCGTATAGATTACGGGGGATGTCCATTGCTCGGAGCATGAAAGTAGGTATACAAAAGTGATACGCAAAATAATTGGCCTGGTACTCTAAATATCGTTTCCACGAAGCAGGCATGATCTTATCATCGTTCATGTGTCTAAAATCATGGCAAACCTCATGAGCAAAATCCAGCCACTGTTCCTGTCGTGTCTTTCGTGAATCTAAAGAAATTGTATACATGCCGTTGAATCGCAGAGCAAAACTCGTTTCCGGATTGTAAACAATTAAGATGTCCAAGGCCTGAGCAATCCTATCAAAATTAATCTCATGCGGCTTTAAAATGTTTATGTCTTTGTACAACTGTTCAATCCAATCTTCTAAATGGCTGTTAGTGTATCTCAAAGATGAAACCTCCCTTAAATAACCAAAGATGTGACTTTTATCATGGGCTTTATTGTATCTTACCACCTATTATACTGAATAAAAACAAACGTATGTTCCCTTTTTAACGAAAAGAAAAGCCCCCAATAGGGGCTAAACTTATTTAGAATCTTTTTTCTTAGCTTCTTCAAAACTCAAGATATCAAAATCTAGTCTTTTCTCGCTTCCTAAATCATCATAGGTTTTTGCATCACTTGGAGGAGAAATAATCATTTTCAAACTAGTGATATCTTTTGAATTATCTTTAAGTATCCACCATGCCTGGCCTTCTTTTTTAACTTTCCCTAAGAAGTCTCCGCCTACTTCACCCATTAATCCCATTTCAGATTCAAGCTGTTCTCCTGTATTTGTAACAATAACAGCTTGGTTAGGGTCAAACGTTACGTCCTTAGAAGAAGTGTTTTCGGCCTTCATATCGACTACAATAGCCCGAACTTTATCTTGATCATTAAAATAAAGTGATTTTGCATCAGCATCTGGTTGAATTTCGAGAACGTCCACACTGTTAATATAAAGCTTCATGCTGCCCATAGTAACTGGTTTTATAGGAGTGTCTTTACCGTCAATTCCGACTTCGTCGTTATATCCAACGCCGATATCTTTAACGTGGCCCAAACCTTCAATATCACCTTCGCCAGTTTTTTCGAACTGTTCTTTTAATGCAGCATCTTTTTTAGCTTGCTCTTTTTCTTTATCAATTTTTTCAACGTAAACGGCTTTCACTTTTGGAAGGGCACTGCCTTCAGCTCGGCCTTCATATGTACCATAGATTTTAACTGTATCTTTTAGTTTGAACTTATCTGCACTTTTATTGCTTACTGTGTAAACTTCTGATCCATCGCTATTTTTACTTACAGTAAACTCAACATTCTTAGAAACTGTTTCTCCATCATCGTTGACGTTATCGGCATAGGTAACATCGCCTTCAATGACAATTTTTGTCCCTTTCTTAATGCCGGCGCTATTTACTTTTTCATAGGCAAATGTTTTTGCATCTTTTTTAAACTGGTCCTCAGCACTAAGTGAGCTTGTCTTGCTTGAAGAAGATTTTTCATTACTACTTGAAGAGTCAGAACTACATGCAGCTAAAGAAAAACTGAGAGTCAATGCTCCAATACCTAATAACCATTTTTTCAATTGTAATTTCCCCTTTTATAATGAAGTGCAATCTCTTTCTTTATATCGACTAAATAAAGGATTTTTTTACTTTTTCTCTCTGTCATCTGATTAAAAAACCCTGAATGTTTTACCTCAAAATTTGCGGTTGAATGCAAAAATGACCTCAAGGATCACCTCAAAAATTGAGGTTGAAATGGTTTCAACTGAATAGTTTACCTCAAATTTTGAGGCGAAGTGTTCAGCATTAATTAAACTAAACTAAACTAAACAATAATAATAAATAAAGATAAAGAGATCGTTATGTAATTATTTTTTGTTCCCGTTTTTTATATCTCCGGGTTGTCTTCCTGATTTTAATTGCTCAGCAATAATTCGTTGAGCTGCTTCTAAAATTGAAGCTGTTATTTTTCCATCAGCAGCAGCTACCAGAGTATCTGGATCTTCAAGAATCCTTCTTGCTTCTTCGTTGAAGATTTTATCTTTAGCCTCCTGACTTTCTCCTCTTAAGAGAAAATCAGTTGTGACTTCATAATAATCAGCAAGTTTAATTAAAGTTTCATAATCAGGCTGGCGCTTATCCTGCTCATACATCGCATAAGTGGTTCTGCCAACTCCTATATTTTTTGCCACTTCTTCTTGCTTAATTTCTTTATTTAGTTCTAAGCTTTTTGACTTACGGAGTTTTTTTAATCGCATACCAAGCATAATAAACGCTCCTTTCCTGATTATTATAACGTCACAATTTGTGACAATACACTAATTTCGCAAATTGTGTAATTTTCTCTTTACAAGTCACGATATGTGTATTATTATATGGTTACACGATACGTGACATGGAGGTGAGAAAATGTATATTAAACAAAAACGTCAATGGCTAGAAAAACTTAGACAAGAACACAAAATGACTCAAAAACAAGTCGCGGAAGAAGCAAAAATTGCACGAACAACATATGCAATGATTGAATCAGGATCTAGGAATCCGACGCCACAAGTTGCTAAAAGCATTGCGGGTGTTCTTGATTTCGATTGGACATATTTTTTTGAGGATGAATGTCACATTACGTGTAATTTAAAAACGCACACAGCATAGGAGTGAAAACATGAATCAAAAGAAGATAGATCAATTAAACGATTTGTTGAATGGTATGTCTCAGTCTGAATGGAGTCGGATCAAACAACATGTAGATATGTTGTTCAGTTCTAAAGTCGCCAAAGTGCAGTTTGACGACTCAGAACTATTAGAAATTAACTTAAAACGTGAATTTAGGAATGCTTGATCTGAATGAACATTGGGTGAATACGATAATCAGCATTTTTGTAATTGATATAAACATAATCCTGTTGATACATCGTATGTTCTTGTTCTTTGTTATTAGGACTCCAAATCTTCGCATCTTCTTCCCACCATACGGTAGGAGAAGTCATATTTTCACCCATTTTACAGTTAGGGTCACTTGACAAGTTAACCCACTCACCGCAAAGACAAGCATATACATGAGTAGCCATAAATTCCACCACCTTTCACGTAGAAGATTTTACCACAAGTGAAAGGTTGATAGATTACCAAAGCAAGCAAAATTCTTGGTTAGTCCAACTGTCCAACACGAATACACTGACGTGAGGTGATCACATGGCGAAACAAACTAAGAAAAAAACAACAAACATCAAGATGGGCAAAGAATATTACGGAACGATGGACAGAGAAGAGTGTTTCCGTAAAGCTCTTGAGCCGTACTTCACTTCTAAAAAAGAATTAAGGCTTCACGCTTAATATTCTGCTTCACCTTTTTTTGGTGGACAAGCAAGGAGGTAACAGCATGAATCAAATTGTTTTTATTGAAGGCAACCAAGCCGTAACAGACAGCCTGACAGTGGCTGAGGTATTCGGAAAACGTCACGCCGATGTAATAAAAAGCATTGAAACACTGAATTGCTCTAAAGATTTTACTGAACGAAATTTTTCGTTGAGTGAATATGAAGATCCAACAGGACGATCATTAAAAAAATATCTGATCAAACGTGATGGACTCGCATTTTTGGTTTTTGGTTATACAGGTGCAAAAGCAGCAGTGTTCAAAGAAAAATACATTGCTGAATTTAATCGGATGGAAGCCGAGCTTCAAAAAATGACTCAACCGTCCTACATGATCGAAGATCCAGTCAGCCGGGCAAAGCGATGGATCAGCGAGCAAGAAGAACGGCAGCAACTTGAACAAACATTGAAGATTCAAGAACCATTAGTCAACTTTGCACAGAGTTGCATGGCGGCTGAAAAATCATTGCTTGTGAGAGAACTGGCAAAGCTTGCTTCGAAAAACGGCATCATGATTGGTGAAAAGCGTTTGTTCCAGAAGCTGCGCGAATGGAAGATGATTATGGCCAACAAGAATGAGCCATACCAGGAATACATCGAGCGAGGTTTCTTTGAGATTGCACAGGGGGTGCGCCAAGTAAACGGGACGCCGAAGTCCTGGCTGACAATGCGCATTACTCCGAAGGGACAAGCCTTCATCATCAATAAGCTGAAAAAACAGCAAGCCAGCTAGTTCCTTCAATACTTAAATTTTACCAGTTAAAACTAAATATATCAGGGGGCAAACATATGTCGAACAATCCATACAATATGGACAATTTACCAAGCATTCTCAGGCGGGAACGCAAAAGGGCGGGATTGTCGCAGTATCAAATTGGCAAGGTGATTGGGAATAGAGATCAATCGTATGTCTCCAATGTCGAAAACGGTATTTTTCCTCTTACGCCTGATCTGTGTATCAAGTGGTTTGAAGCTTGCGGAGCCTATGAACATATTGATCTCGTACATTTCTTATTTAAGCTTCATCCGACAGCAGCGGCGCCTATTGATCCGGCATTAAATGAGAGCGCAAGCAGCGCGGTTATCAATATGATTCATCAGCTCGAAGAAGCATTGCAAGCGACAAAACATCTGGCTCGTTGGCTGGCAAATGATCGGCCCGGAAGGTCAGATGACATACCGATGGGAGACATCAAACAAATATTTGATCTGATTCCAGCAAATAAAACGCTGATTTATTCTCTAGTGCGGAGTCACGGTTTAAGCATGCAAGAGCTGGCCGATAGGTGGACGCGTAAAGCATTAATGGATCGGGTTGCAATGGCAAAACAAGAAGAAAGAAAGGCGGTATTAGTATGAAAACCAATCAATTTTTAAAAGCAGATGTAGAGTCAGCTGCAAGAAAGATCAACTCAGCGGAAGAGCTTTCAATCATGTTGTTAGAGGCTTTGCGTGATGGAGATTACGAAGAGGCTACGAGTCTAGCTGGAAGTATCAAAGTTCTTTCTGAGGATATCAGCCGACTGGCGAATAAAGGGCGGTTGTATGAAACAGTTATGAAAATGCAACAGCGCGGCATCAACTTGGCAGTGATAAGTAGGTGTTTGGGATGAATCTCAGAAAATTTGAGCTGGCTGCAAGCTTCTTGCGACATGCCCAAAAGGCGGCATATTCAGAGGAAGATATCAAAGGAGCTGTGAGCATTCTGCATAAGGAATTTTACTCTTTAGAAAATGCAATCGACAGTCTTGCTGAACTTGCTAAAGCAAAAGAAGGAGCTGAGGAAAATGGAAGTCGAGAACCCAATGATTCTGAACAACTGGCATGACGGGCTGACTGAGCCGGAAACGCAAAAGGATTTTTTCGGGGATGAAGTAACGCCTTTCGACGATTACGTGATAGATAGCGCTGAGGGTGAAGTCATCTTGAGGGAAAACCTTGAGCGGTACTTAAAGGAGCATCTTGGTTTTGAATTTAAAAATGAGCAATAAAAAAGCCCACTTGGCAGAGTGGACTTAATTAAAGGCTATCTAAAAACTCATATATCAATATTCTACCAGATAGCCTCAAGAAAATCAATGGAGGTTTTATACATGGCTAAAGCAGTTAAAGTGGCGTTCAGCGAGCGTGCGGAGGATCAGCAACGTTTGAGACAGGTCGGCGGTTCAATTGTATTCGCCAAAAACGGTAAAGCGCAGTTTAGTTTCCCTTCAATGGATCACTACCGGGAATGGCAGCGGCTTGGTGCGGAAGCTTACAAAAGAAAGGTGGGGCTGCTCTGATGCAAGCAGAGGTTTTCGCTTCGACAGCGGATATGAGTCGGGACGAATGGCTTCTTGAGCGACGGAAAGGCATCGGCGGTTCAGATGCTTCTGTAATTTTAGGCATAAACAAATGGCAAACACCGTTTGAATTATGGTTAGACAAAACAGGTCAAGTGCCTGTGAGTGAATCAGGAAGTGAGGCAGCCTACTTCGGTTCACTTCTTGAAGATATCGTTGCTAAAGAGTTTGAGATACGTAGCGGAAAAAAAGTAAGGTGCAGAAAAGCAATGCTCAGGCATCCCAAGCATGATTTTATATTGGCAAACGTTGATCGAATGATTGTTGGCGAAAAAGCCATTTTGGAGTGCAAAACCACATCGGCATACAACCTGAAAGAGTGGGAAGATGACGAGATTCCTGACAGCTATATTGTTCAGGTCCAACACTATCTAGGAGTGCTGGGGCCTGATTATAAAAAAGCATATTTTGCTGTACTGATCGGCGGCAATAAATTCGTTTGGAAAGAGATTGAGCGCGATGACGAGCTCATTGCGATGATCTTTCAAGCTGAAATTGAATTTTGGAATGAAAAGGTCTTGGGCGGTAAGGCTCCGGTTCTTGACGGTTCGAGTGCTGCAGAAGAATATCTCAAGCAACGTTATGCCGAAGCAGAAGGCGGCAAAGTCGTTGATCTCACATCTGATAATAAAACACGCATTCAGCAGTATTTGCATCTGAAAGAACAGATAAACGAACTTACATTGCAGGCAAAGGAATTAGAAAACCAAATCAAACACGAAATGAAAGAAGCAGAATACGGCTTCATTGGAAACTATCAAACTAGCTGGAAGTCAGTTTCAACGAACCGGATCGACAGCAAGAAACTGAAAGAGCAGTTTCCAGATGTATACGAGAAAGTCACAAAAGAAGTGCAATTCAGACGCTTTGGAATTAAGGAGGTTAGCTGAATATGGCTACAATTCAAACGCTTAAAAACAACATTCAGAAGAAACAAAACAGTGCCCCAGGACAACAGCAAGGAACAACGATGAAGGGTCTGCTTTCTTCTCCGGCAGTCATGAATCGATTCGAAGAAGTTCTGGGGAAAAGGGCGTCTCAATTCACAGCGTCAATCTTAAGCCTATACAACAGTGAAAATACTCTTCAAAAGGCAGACCCTATGAGTGTAATTTCATCAGCTATGGTGGCGGCAACGCTTGATTTGCCAGTGGATAAGAACTTGGGTTATGCCTGGATCGTTCCGTATAAAGGCCGCGCGCAATTTCAGCTTGGTTACAAAGGATACATTCAGCTTGCTTTGCGGACGGGCCAATATAAATCTATCAATTGCATACCGGTTCATGAAGGAGAATTGCAAAAATGGAATCCGTTGACCGAGGAAATTGATATTGATTTTGAAAAGCGGGAATCTGATTCGGTTATTGGTTATGCTGCTTATTTTGAGCTTTTAAATGGATTCCGAAAAACTGTCTATTGGACAAAGGCTCAAGTTGAGAAACACAAAAAGAAATTTAGTAAGTCGGACTTCGGCTGGGGCAAGGACTGGGATGCGATGGCACTCAAAACCGTTCTAAAATCCATGCTCAGCAAGTGGGGGATTCTCTCCGTTGAAATGCAAAAGGCAGTCATTGAGGATAACGAGGAACGCGAGCGAATTGACATTACTGACGAAATGAATGAGCCAGAAATCATTGATGCGGAACCATCCGAGGAAAAACCAAGCGCGCAGGATGCTGACCCTTTTGACGGTAAGCCTGTAGACATCAGCGACGATGACCTCCCATTTGATTAAGGTTAGTATCCCCTTCTGTTATAAGTGGCTGGCAGAAGGGGCGCCGAATCGCGCGCAACTATTCCGTGCTTACGTCGAAGGCTATCTCAGAACAAATGAACCTGGCTTACGTTTAGTCCGCATCAGCGGAATGACAGCACTGTGTGAAAGGAAGTAGGTGAGCCATGAACTACCTGAAAGAAATGAACGGCTTCATGAATTGGCTAGAAACGAATCCGTTGTCTGCTACAACTCAAGCATTATGGTTTCATCTTTTGCACATCAACAACAAGGCAGGGTGGCGGGAGTGGTTCACCACTTCAAATACCACTTTGCAAGCAAAGATTGAGATTTCCGAAAACACGTTGATCAAACACCGAAAGATGCTGATTGATCTTAAAAGAATCGAATATAAGCCGCAGGGGAGAAAGGCAGGGCAATACAGGCTAATTTCATTTGAAACGCCTGTAACGGAGCAGGAACCATCTGAAAAGCCTGTTCCTGAACCGACACCAGCACCAAAAGAAACGCAGGGAGTTGATCCAAAAATGAAAAATGCTTTTGAGCTATTTGAAAATAAGGTGGCTCGTTCAATCGGTCCCATTGAGGCGCAAAGAATTGGCTACATGGTGGAAGATTACGGCGAACAGAAGGTCATGGAGGCTATGAAACAGGCTTTCAGAAATAAAGGCAGCAACGTTGGCTTGAACTACATTGAGGCGATCCTGTCCAACCCATTAAGCCAAAAGAGAAAGGAGAAACAACAGTATGGCAATAAACAAAGCAGTCAGTATAGACACAGCGTTCCAAGCAATGATGAAGGGTCTTCAAGCAAGATCGCGTTCCTGGGAAACAGAACAGGCCGAATCAGAAGAAAAGGTTGAATATGAATGCTCTGAGTGCAAGGATCGCGGCGTTGTGATCTACCGCATCCACAAAGACACTGAGCTGCGGTTGAGAAAAGAACACAAGCCATTGGATAGCCTATCACTTGATGAAATGGTTCTTGAAGATGATTACCTTGCAGGAAAGGTTTGCACGCCGGATAAGGCTCGGGAATGGAAAACGACGTATTCCAAACAATGTGAGTGTGTGAAACAAAAGAAAATAGCGAAGCTCATGGCAGCCAGCGGCATTACAGAAAAGTTCGAAAAGCTGTTGTTTGGCAACTTCAAATTAGATGGCAAACCCCAAATGATTAAAGATGCCTATGAATGTGCGGTCGAATACTTCAAAGACTTTGAAAAGATCAAGGGAGAGCGTGCCAATAGCATTGCTCTGCTGGGACAGCCGGGCAGCGGCAAAACGCATCTGTTAACGGCCATCATGAACAATCTCATTAAGAAGAAATCAACTCATTGCCTGTACTTCCCTTACGTTGAGGGCATGAGTGATCTGAAAAATGACTTTGACCAGCTGGAAACAAAGCTGAACGCCATGAGAAAAGCAGATGTGCTGTTCATTGATGACTTATTCAAGCCAGTTGATGGGAAGCCAAGGGCAACTGAATGGCAAGTCGAACAGATCCAGTCAGTTGTGAATTATCGCTATCTGAACCATAAACCTCTGCTGATCTCTTCTGAGCTCACAACGGACGATCTGCTGGACGTTGACGAGGCGCTCGGATCACGGATTTACCAGATGTGCAAGTATTACACGGTGATCATTCAGGGCAACCGGATGGAATTAAATCATAGATTGGGTGATTGGGATTGAACGAGAAAACGAACGTTACAGGATCCAAAGGAATGTATTTGTTCGGGCCTGCTGAACAAAAGGGCGGCAAGGACCTCACACCGGCTATCCGGGTGCTTGAGGAAAAGATCAGACAAATGGAGCTGATGCGCAGTGCTTAAAGCGGTGATCCTGCTGCCGGCAATCATACTCACGGCGCCGTACAAGGAAAAACAGATTCAGCATTGGGAACAGATTGACGGGAGGTAAGGAGAATGAATTTGCACATCGGTAAATATAGAATTACATCTGATCCAATGAACGTTATTCTAAGCGTTTCATACGAAAAGCAAGACAAGGAGGGAAACCCGACAGGCCAGATTGATTATAAGCCTATTGGTTATTTCAGAGACTTAGAGGCAGCCTGCATCCGGATCCTTAACACGGAGATTTTAACAGGGCATGCGAACACCTTTGAGGAATTGAAGGCGCTAATTCAACAAACAAAACAAATGATTACAGCGGCTATCCGGGAGGCTTCACATGCCAGCAAATAAATATGGCGCCAGGAAAACACAGGTGGACGGCATCACGTTCGATAGCCGGGCCGAAGCCAAATACTATGAGCAGCTGAAATGGCTCAAGGTGAGCAAGCAGATCAAAGATTTTAAGCTGCAGCCACGGTTCCTGCTGCAAGAGGCATTCAAAAAGAACGGCAAAACTTTTCGGAAGATTGAATATATTGCAGACTTTGAGGTTCATAACTTGGACGGCAGCATCGAGATCATTGACATCAAGGGCGTTGAAACAAAGGAATTTGCCATCAAGCGCAAGCTGTATGAGCGGCTTTACGATACGCCACTCAAGGTGCTGGCTCTGGATAAGTCATTCGGCTTTATCGAGCTGGACGAGCTGAAAAAACTCAAAAGAAAGGCGGGAAAGTCCACTGTTAAACGTGGTAATAGCAGACGATCGGCCGTTGTGGGTGCAGGAAGAAGATAAGCTCATGGCCTGTATGACACGTTGCTCTCAGTTTAAGGCATGCGCCAGCCGAATGGGTTCTGATTGCAAGAAGCTCGGCGGCACGGAAATTCCCAAAATCAATTCAGGAGGCAGATATCATGGAACAGCAAAGCATCAATCCTTACCTGCCAGGACCGGTTGAAGAATGGAAGATGACGCCGGAACAGCTGGCGGAATACGTGAAAAAGCATCCGATCGTTTACCGGGAGGAATTGAAACCATCGCCATCATTCACAATGGCCGGATGGAAACCGGATCACTATTAAACACAAAAAAGCACCGAAGCGGCTGTTGTCTTAAAACTTCTTGAGTAAAGGGAGTGTCAGTATGAAAAACGATTACAGAATAGACGGGGAAATCGCTGTGATTTTTATCAAGCGCCGGAACGGTGATGTTTTTGAAACTATGGTGAGTACAGAAAGCTTGCCAAAACTCTTAAAAAATAATTGCACATGGTGTATTGTGCCCACCCGTTATCCTGATGTCTATTATGTACAAAATTCAAAGCGGCAATATTTACACCGTTTCATTACAGATGCACCTGTCGGCATGGTTGTGGATCACATAAATCATGACACCTTGAACAACACTTTGGAAAATTTGAGGGTAGTTTCAAATAGCGAAAACATCGCCAATAGCTATAAACGAGATAAAAAAGGAAGGCTCATAAAGCGTAGGAAGAATCATGATTTAGAACGGGGATGTATTTATTTTCATAAAAACAAACGTCGCTGGATCGCAAGAATCACAGAAAACGGGAGAAGGAAACAGATAGGACATTTCCAGACAGAGGACAAAGCGATTGATGCCTTGAGAAGTTACTTGAACCAACAATCAGCATCCTAAAAAAAGAACCGAGGTTACCCCCGGCTCTAATTAAACTCGACACTTAATTATAGCACACAGGGGGCGCTAAGAATGTACAACCCAAGAGAAATTAATTTAAGCAAAGATACAACAATCGAACAGGCAATTGAGCCGGGCAAAATACAAATCATCGTTTTAGACGGGAGCCAGGGCACCGCACATGTCTTGGAAGCCCCGGAGCATGGCAAAACAATCATTCAGACGGCAAAGGGCAGCTTTGCTCGAGTCGATCACGAAATAGGTTTCAAAATCAAATAGCAGGGGCTTTCCCCTGCGGGGGAGGAACGGACATGAACGAATATAAAATCAACCTATCACACGATTTAGTGTTTCACAAAAGGAGTAATGGAGATTGTACTGTTACACAGGGCTTAGACATACTTCCAATCGATCTTGAAACTGCTGTGAATTTGCTTTCTGAAGAAATCATTGACCAACAGGACAAAATTGATGAATATAAGCGCCAGCAGGAAGTAACGGTTCATCAATTCCGGCAGGCACAAAAGGACATTCAGCGGATCACTAAAGAGAGTGACGGTTTCAAACAAGCATTAGAAAAAATCGCTACTCTCAAGCCTTCGACTAACAATGATATTAACGCTTGCAACTTTCAATTTGCAATTACTACAGCCAATTTGGCATTGGAAGGTGTTGCGGAATGATCCCTTTACAAGTTGAGCTTCAGCGGGCAGTCAAAGCCACGAAGGACGAAGCGATGACAGTTGAGCAGGCGGCGGAATATTTGAAAGTACATCCAGATTACATACCGGTGCTTGTGGCAAAGTCAGACGATCTGAAAATGATCGGTGATGAAACAATCATTGCAAAGCGTGATAAGACAAACGGTTGGCTGATTGGTGCGATGGTTTTGGTTTTATTCTTTGCAATCGCAGTCGGCTGGGAATAGGGGGATGGCAGCGTGAAGAGCATCGAGTTATTCGCAGGAATAGGGGGCATCGCACTTGCTGCCGAATGGGCTGGAATTGAAACAGTCGCATTCTGTGAACGTGAACCCTTCTGCCAGAAAGTATTGAATAAGAACTTCCCGGGCGTTCCCATCTTCGATGATGTACGCACCTTGAATAGACAGCTTTTAGAAGATAAAGGAGTGATCGAGCCAGGTGGAACAATTGACATTATTTCAGGGGGATTCCCTTGCCAGCCTTACAGTATTGCCGGGAAGCGAAGAGGCACGGAAGATGACCGCGACCTCTGGCCGGAAATGTTTAGGATCATCAAAGAACTTAGACCCACTTGGGTTGTTGGTGAAAACGTTGCTAACTTCGCAAACATGGAGCTCGACCGCACGCTATTTGACTTGGAAAGTGCGGGTTACAAAGGGCAATCGTTTATTATACCGGCTGTTGCCGTCGGCGCCCAACATCAAAGAGACCGAGTCTTTGTTGTGGCCCACTCCCAATGCATGGGACGGGAAAAGAGGTCCTTTATCGAAAAAGAAAGCAGAATCAGGCAAACATCAGATAAATCTTATAACTGCAATCAAACTATATCCCACTCCGTTGGCAAGCGATGCAACCAAATGGAACAATATGACGGAGGAAGAAAGACTAGCGAAAAAGCAATATGTCAGGTTGGGAAATACAGTCTCAAGCCTAGAGGGGGAGAGAGTCGGTGGGCAGCTGAACCCGACGTGGGTCGAGTGGCTCATGGGGTTCCCAACCGGGTGGACAGAATTAAAGGATTAGGCAACGCGGTTGTCCCTCAGCAGATTTTCCCCATATTCAAAGCGATTATGGATCAGGAGGCGGCGAGTAAGTTCATCTGAACACCTAGAAATAATTGTGAAAAATTCACTGTTATTTACGATATAATTGATAATAATTATTCTAGGGAGATGGGCATTATAGACATTAATTTTTACTTGCAATCAGATAATGTACAAGCTGTAAAAAATATTTTCTTGAATCCAAGTTTGTGGGGGTCTTTAGCTGGGGCAACTTTATCATCATCAGCAGCTATTATCATCATGTGGTTAAATGCTGAACGGGATAAAAAAACAAAACGTAAAGATAAACTTGAAGAATTCTTAGTTGAAGCAGTTTTTTTTAGAGATTGTGTGAATTACTTAACTAAGCATATGGATGCTTACGCGTCACGGCAGCATTTTGAGGAAAACATTCCAAGAGGCGATATAAGTCCGAGTCTAAAGAGGCAACTTGCTGAAATTAAAGAACAAAAAAAAATCAATGAAAAAGACATACTTCGATATCTAACCTACATCAAGTCTGTTGATAGAACTAAATTTTCTTATGAATACTACCAACATTACTTTAAAATTAAATATATATGTGAAAATGACTTAGAGTTTTTTTGGGATCGCTCTATGAAATATGACATTTCGGGAGCTGCTGAGATTATGCTAGAAGCCATTGAAAACTTGAAAATTGAGTTGAATAAACTTAATGAAATTATATCTGCTAAAGAAATAGAATTTAAAAATATTAAATAAGTCCAAGACGGAAAGCCTGCGGACACTGAACTTACAGCATTAGCTGTTTGTTTGGTGTCCGTTTTTTATTTGAGCGGAGGGATGACATGAAACAAGAAAAGAAAAAGCCCAATAAAAACGCACAGGAGCGTTCTGAACGGTTTTGGCGGCAAATGATGGGTCAAGACAGACAAACGCTAAGAAGAGGCAAAGGCGGCGCTTTTAAGCGTAAATAAGAGGAGGATAAACATGCAGGATTTAATCATTGAATACAAAAGAACGTTAAAAGAAGCGAGAAAGATGTACCGGACATTCTCGGAAACACCAGAAAATGAAATGACAGCGGAACAAAAGAATGATAAGAAAATCATTGGCAGTATGATCAGCGATATTGAATTCACTCTCGAATGGCTTCAGAACGGTAGACAACCAGGAGCACGCCGGGGGGCTGACAGAAGGGATGTTTACCAAAGAACGATTCTTGCTGATCCTCGTATCATTGATGCAATGCCAGAAGAATATGCGATCAATCAGGAGCCAGAAGGAGAGGTAAGCGATTGGGACAAAGAAAGAATTGCTGATGCTCTTTCTGTCCTTACTGAAAGAGAGAAAGACATTTTCATCATGCACACTGTGCAAAACATGTCTTTTGAAGAGATCGCCCAGCTGCTGGACATTAAAAAAGGAACAGTGCAGAAAAACATTGAGCGTTCCCGTTTGAAAATGAAAAATAGAGCAGAACACAGCCTATTCTGTTTGGCATGAATAGGCATTTTTTATTAGAAAAATAATGAAAAAAGCCCATCAAATTACTTGACGTGAGTAAATTAACAGCGTATAATTAAAGTATAGAAAGGAGGGAAAGAAAGTGGCTGAAATCGCATTGCTACTGGGAATTATTCTTACAACTCTCACAGTTGTTGAAAAAATCCTCATCATCAGAGAAAAGCTTAAAACAAAAAAGCCCAAAATCAAAAAACGCCAACGTCCTAGAAAGCGCAGATGATTTTGAGCCGAGGGAGAAGGTGGAGCTTCTCCCTTGGTAAAATTATAACAGAAACAAAAAATAATGAAAAATTAATACAGCCACTTTCAACAAATGGAAAAACTCAGAACGTCAACTGATATTTTTGTCCTTCTTGCTTTGGGATACATGTTATTTGTTCGGCAGCATGTCGCAGCCAGTCCATTAAAGACAACTTTAGATATATGCATAATTGTTTTGTTTGCTGTTTCAATTGTGGAAAAGTCAATTTCCCTTTATCAAAAATATCGAGAAAAAAGAGGGTGATGTTTGGTGTACAACCTTAAAGAGCGTGATGCAATTAAAAAGTTCTTGAATGAGGAGATCGTTAATACAAGTGAAGCGATTGAAATATTGGGCTTTACTCGTCAATATCTCAATCAGCTAATTAAAACCGGACAACTTGAACCGGTTAAAGAAATGCCGAGGGACAGGCTTTTTATTAAAGAGGATATATTGGAATTCCAGAAGCATAGAAAGAAATGAGCGCCCTAGCTAAAGGGGCGCTTTTTTGTCTTACGGTTGCCACCTAACTAATAGAGATATCAAAAGTTGAATATTTCTGTTTAATTTACATAATAATACAAAATAAACTGTTGAATAGTTTTAGGAGGGCATGTAAGATGAATGAGAGTAAAAAAACAGCACTTAAAGGGGGATATATTTTGACTTTAAATGATAAGGTTGAGGTTATATCTAATAGTGATGAAGAAATTTTTGGAATGGTTGGGTTTGTTAAAGACATTAAAGAAGGTAAACATGGAACTGAAATTAGACTTTCTAATGAAGAGGGATTTGAAACTTGGATTGATATTGATGATCTGGAACTTTACAACAGATAATTTGTAAAAAATTCAAATAATGTGATATTATAATCCTATCTTTTAATCTGAGAAAAAGGTAGGGTTTTTTATGCACATGGATTTTAGAGTATATCAACTACTATTTGCAAATGACTTGACGTTGAAAACAACTGAATTATTTGATTTTTTGAAGAACGTCGCAAAACTTCCGGGTGAACATGGTTTTGATTACTGTATAACAAGAGAAATTGATGAAACTGATAACATCATAACTTTTTGTTTTAGTGAAGAGCATGCTCCAAATGTAAATTCTGTTGATGACGAAAGAAACAGTTATTCACCCGAGGTAGCGCCTTATCTAAATACTTTTGTTGCTATTGATCTTCAGGAGAAACGAATGCTTGTGCAACATAGAAACTACCCTCCAACAAATCTAGATAAAGATAAGACTATGGTGCGGATCGGAATGATATTAGAAGAAGCGTTCCAAAATATATATAATTCAGTATTTAACTATCAAAATACGAAAAGAACTATAAACGATGAAGACTTTCTAAATGCATTTAATGACAATAGAGTAACTCTATTAAGAGTAAGGTTATTTCAAACTGGGCGTAGAATCATTGATGGCACTCAGATTTTTCAAGACGAGAATCTCAATAATCATTGGATTCAGGGTTTTGAAGCTGATGAAAGTGATATGTACGAAGTAATCTTAAAGGCTCCAGGTAAATCTGGTGAAGGAGACCTGAGAAATTCCCCTATTGCAAAAAGTTTATTAAACCTAGCAATGAAGGAAATTATAGAATTAAACTATTGGGGGGAAGAAGGCTCTGATACTATGACAAGGGCTGACTTGAAAAGGTTTAGAGTTAAGGGCATAAATAAGGATACTGACCCTATCACAGCAATTAATGCCATTTGTGGTGAGGTTTTAAGAAGAAGAAATGAAGTTAGACGATTCAGAGTAATTGAGGATTTAGATTGATAGTTATAAGAAAAGCATCCTTCGGGGTGCTTTTTTATGTTCTCTGTAAACTGCTTCCGGTAAGTCTCAGGATAGACAATTGGCGGTTAACGGCTTGAGTGCGGTGGCAGTTTAGAAAGAATATATTCAGGTAGTATAAGGGAGGCTCAAACTTTTATATTGTATTTCATTTGTAATCTTTCTAACTCGAATAAAATTATCATTTTAACCCCTTATTAGACCATGATGACTTATGTTGATTTCTCTATCGTAGTTGAACAGTCTAGGACAACCTAAAATAAAAATCATATACTACAGCGTAAGGTTCTATTAGAAAAAGAAAGGAGTGATTACATGAGCAACAGAGAGTGGAACCGAAATGCAGATGACTTTATTCTTGGCTCTCGTCGTAACCATAATAGCTGCAATGAAAACAACCATGCAGAAACAAAAGTTTCACCTACTAAAAATCTTGTGAATACCACTACAAATGTACGAACTATTAGACGTGTTCATCCAACTCATATAACCAATGTAAATAAAAATATTACTAGAATTGAAAATTTTTATCCGGTAACTCATTCTGAACAAAATGAAAATTTCGTAGAAGAATATGACTGTGGTTGTGATTTAAAAAAACCACGTTGTAAACTTATTAAAAAATTCAGAAGATGATTTGTAATTCTATTGGGAGAAGCACCTGATCGGTGCTTCTTTCATTAATTATCTTTTACAAACTTAATTGCCTCATCTTTAAACTTTTTTTCGACAAATTCTGCAAATTGTTCCCATAATTACTGCTTTCACCGATAATAAGGTGGGAGGTGAGTATTATGATAGTTTCTGGAACAATTAAAAATTCAAATGATAGCATGGACTTTGAAGTATATCTTGAAGTAGAAGATATTTCTGAAGATGCTATGACTATCGACGAATCTATGAGACTTATAATTAATGCAATAAATCAAAAGTATAGAACTACTTTTCCTAAATCAAGCATGTTAAATCCCGTACGTGTTAATAAAAGCATTGATAAGACAAAAGATATTAGTAACCGTTCTGGATGGTATGCTTCAGATTTGAAGATTGACAAGGGAGATTCTCTAAGCGATAACTTATTAAAAGTCTCGAATGTATTGGAAGCGAAGTATTGTAAGCAAAATGAGGCCTTGCTGCTTCATCAAGTTGTAAAAAGAGATGATGAAACTTATACAATTATTTTTCACAAATATCAATTTTAATGTAAAGCATCCTTTGGGGATGCTTTTTTACTTGGGTAGTTGCATACCGCTAAAGGTGTTCAGGTGCACATGAGCATTGGAGGAAAGGAACGTTTCAGGGGGAAGGGAAACCTTTAAACAGCCTTAATCCCCCTTGATTTTATATTCTCTGTAAACTGCTTCCGGTAAATCTCAGGATAGACTATTGGCGGCTGACGGCCTCTGAGTTTGGGCTCGGTTTAGAGAGAATATGAAGGAGATGATTCGATGAGCAAAGTGAAAAGAGTCTTTCCTGGTCCTACTAACGGACTGATTAATTGGATGGAGCAGAACTTTCATGAGATAGATGGCTATGTTGCTACTTTCAATATGAAAGATGGCACCACGATGACTGTATACGACGCAGAATCATACGTTCAGGCTGCTGGACTTGCGGACATTGGGAAGGATTCGATTCATCAGCTTGCACACGATGACGAGTTCATCCCTAGAAAATAATCTCCAAAACAACACGAATCAGAAGGGGGCGGCGGTGAATGTAGATGGCCGAAAAGCACATTCAGGCGTATAAGGATTACGTCAAAGGCATGAAATACAAGGACCTTGCCGAGAAATACGGGGTGTCTGTGAACACCATTAAATCGTGGAAACAGCGGCATGGTTGGGAAAGAAAAAAGGGTGCGCCCATTGAAAAAAGTGTGCACACAAAAAAAGGCGGGCAACCGGGCAACAAAAATGCAGTCGGGAACAACGGCGGCGCACCACAGAGGAATCAAAATGCTGTGACTCACGGCTTTTTCTCTAAATTCCTGCCAGAAGAGACGCTTGAAATCATGGAAGAGATTCAGGAGCGTTCGCCTGCCGATATGATATGGGACCAGATACAAATTCAATATGCAGCCATTATCCGGGCGCAGCCTATCATGTTCGTAAAAGATAAAAATGATCTTGCGAAAGAGCTGAAAAAGGCGAAATACGTTTATCAACCTCAAGAGGACGAAGATGGCAACGAGTATTTTGAAAAGTCTATTGCTGAGGAAGAACTTGAAATACAGTTCGCTTGGGATCGTCACGCCACATTCCTGAACGCTCAATCTCGGGCAATGGGAGAGCTCAGGAGCTTGATAAAACAGTTTGTTCTACTGGCGCATGAAGAAGACGAACGTCGCCTTAAATTGGAGCAAATGCGCTTGAATATTGAGAAAACAAGAGCAGTTGTTAAAAATGGTGGCGCTGATATAAAAGTTGAGATTGTGAATGATTTAGATGATTAATACTGTACGCGTCAGTTTAAAAGAGATTGTAGGCGGCGGTTATAAAACCTTCTGGAATTATGAAGGTCGTTATCGAGTAGTAAAGGGCGGACGTGGTTCTAAAAAATCCACCACAACTGCACTGAACATTATTTACCGCATGATGCAATTCCCTCAAGCAAATACGCTTGTTGTGAGGAAAGTCTTCAAAGATCACAAAGATTCAACGTATGCGCAGCTTAAATGGGCTATTAGACGCCTTAAAGTTGAACACCTATGGGAATGGACTAAAAGCCCGTTAGAAATCCGATACAAGCCGACAGGACAGAAGATTTTGTTCCGTGGTTTAGATGATCCGATGAGTGTAACTTCAATCACAGTTGATGTAGGATATCTCTGCTGGGCTTGGTTTGAGGAAGCATATCAGATATTAAACGAAGACGATTTTAACAAAGTTGATATGAGTATTCGGGGTGAATTGCCACCCGGATATTTTAAGCAAATTACGCTGTCATTTAACCCGTGGAATGAAAAACACTGGTTGAAGCGGCGTTTTTTTGATGTCCAAGATAACAATATTCTGGCTCTCACTACGAATTACAAATGCAATGAATTTCTAGGTGATGATGACCGGCAGCTATTTGACTGGATGAAAAAGAACAATCTACGGCGTTACAAAATTGAAGGTTTGGGCGAATGGGGTATTGCGGAAGGTGCCATCTTTACTAACTGGCGTGAATTTGCCTTTGATCGTTTTGAAATAGCCAAGCGTGAAGGGGTCAAATCGGCTTTCGGTTTGGACTTTGGATTTACAACAGATCCTTCTGCCCTGGCTTGTTCGTTGGTGGATATCAAAAACCGTGAACTTTATATTTTCGATGAAATGTATAAGCCCGGGCTCTTAAATAACGAGATAGCAGAAACCATCACTGATATGGGTTACAGAAAAGAATTAATCATCGCTGATTCAGCCGAACAAAAAAGTATAGCAGAGCTCCGTAAATACGGCCTAAAGAAGATCAAGCCAGCTGAGAAGGGGCCTGACAGTATTAAAGCAGGCATCCAGTTCCTGCAGCAGTTCACAATCTTTATTCATCCGAAATGTTCGAATGCTGCAATGGAATTTAGTAACTATGTGTGGGACAAAAACAAAGACGGCAAGCTTATCAATAAGCCTGTCGATGAATATAACCATTTCATTGATGCGCTCCGTTATAGCATGGAGCCAATCAAAAAGCGTGTGCGATTGTAGGAGATGAAACCATGAAAGAATTCATAAATCTTATTCAGCAGAATGGTATCAATGGAAATATCATTAAGCTGATGATTGAGGAGCATCGACCCATAAGGGACAAAATGATTAAGCTATATGCACGATACAAGGCTGATCCCTCTGGTGTTCCTATTCTTACAAGAAAGTTAATTGACTATGATGGTATTGGTAATGAAGCAGTAAAGCGGATCGATGACAAGGTCAATAATAAATTGAACAACTCTTTTGATTCCGAAATCATAGATACAAAAACAGGGTATATGTTTGGTCACCCAATCACCTATGAAACCGAAGATGAAGCTCTCAAGGAATTGGTCAGTACATTCAATACTAGAAATAACATTGAGGACTCTGATTCTGAACTAGGGAAAACAGCTTCTATATGTGGATACGGTGCCCGGTTACTTTATGTTGACGAAGAAGGTAATGAGCGGCTACGCAATGTTGATCCTTGGGAAGCTATTATTCTTGCTTCTGACGACATTACAGAGCCGACATTTGGGTTGCGTTATTATCAAGTGTTTGAGTGGTCCGGTGAAACGAAAGTAACATCATATCGGGCCGATTTCTATGATGCTACGTACATTTATTCTTTCAAGTCGTCAGATAAAGAGCTTTATCAATTGATCGAACGAAAACCGCACATGTTTGACGGCTGTCCTTTGTTTGGTGTGCCTAATAACAAAGAACTGAAAGGCGACACAGAAAAGGTCATTTCTCTAATTGATGCATATGATCGAACTCTTTCTGATGCTTCTAATGAGATTGAGCAGTTTCGTCTTGCTTATCTGATTGTAAAAGGGGCTTCACTGGATGAGGAAGATATGGAGAATCTGAAAAAAAGCGGTGTTTTTGAAGTATTTGACGAAAACGGCGATGTGAAATTTCTAACCAAGGAAATTAACGATACTATGATCGAAAATCATTTGAACCGGTTGGAAGAAAACATTCTCCGTTTCGCAAAGACGGTCAATTTCTCAGATGGCTCATTTGGTGGAACTATAACGGGTGTTGCTATGCGTTACAAACTTATGGCCTTAGAGCATAAAGCAATTACAATGGAACGCAAAATGACAGCAGCATTCCGGTATCAGTATAAAATTCTTTGCTCAGCATGGGACAAGAAGATCCTTGCAGACAAAAATGGGTATTTGAAACTTTGGTTTCAATTCAAAAGGAATTTACCTGTAAATATTCTTGAAGAGGCTCAAGCGTCTGCGCAACTCAAAGGACAAGTGAGTGAAGAAACACGACTGGCTCTATTATCCTTCGTTGATGATGTGCGTTTTGAGCTTGAAAGAATGGCAGCGGAACGAGATGCCTATGATCTTGAGGGAAACTATATTGAAGAACAGGAACAACACGAAGATTACGGATTACAAAAATAAAATATATAAAGTACAGCAACTCACTTCTTGAGGGGCTTTTTTCATGCCTTTTTTTCGCGTTGTAGGCGTTAAAGAGCAACCGAAATACATTTGTACTTATTAGGGGCTAGGGCAACTGATAAGGGCAAGGAGGCTATACAGAATGAAACGATTAAATGCACAGTCATTGAAGTTTTTTAGTAATGAAAGATTACCACTTCACTTAAAAAATATGCAGTTTTTCGCTGAAGGCGAAGAAGGTGGTTCTACTGCTGATCCAGCAGGTAATCAGGATTCCGGTAATGCAGGAAACAATCCGTCACCGACACCTCAGCTGGGCGGCAGTGAAATAACATTAGATGCTGTACGTAATTTTGTTGAGAACAACGAACAGGGGAAAAAATGGCTTCAATCATTTTCAGACAGTCGGGTTACAGACGCTATTAAGACTTATGAATCAAAGACCTTGCCGAAGAAACTTGAAGAAGAGATCTCAAAAAGGTTTCCGCCTGAAACGGAAGAACAAAAACAATTACGTGAGCTGCAAGAAAAATTTCAAAGCTTAGAGCAGGAGAAAGTGCGCGAAACTTTGAGGAATAAAGCTTTGTCAATTGCTACTGAAAAAGGATTGCCAACCAACTTGGTGGACTTTTTTATCGGACAAGATGAAGCGGCAACTGAACAAAATCTTGGCGTGCTTTCAGAAGCATTCAAAACATTTCAGCAAAACATCGTAAATGAACAATTCAAGCAAGGGGGATCAACACCACCACCTTCAGGCGGCGCCCCAACACCGTTAACACATGAGGCAATTGAAAAAATGACACCTGATGAAATCAATAAAAACTGGGATCAAATTCAGGAGTTCTATAAAGGAAAATAGGAGGATGAAAAAACATGGCACTAAACAATTTTATTCCTACACTCTGGAGCGCAAGGCTACTTTATAACCTACAAAAGAACCTGGTTTATGGACAGCCGGGCGTAATCAATAGAGATTATGAAGGTGAAATCAAGAACCTTGGTGATTCAGTAACAATTAACAACATCGGTCGAGTAAGTGTAGGAGATTACACAAAAAATGCTGATATGGATAGTCCACAAACACTGGATGATCAATCACGCAAACTTGTCATTACCGAAATGAAATATTTCAACTTCCAGATTGATGATGTGGACAAGATCCAGCAAAACCCTAAATTAATGGATGAAGCTATGAAAGAGGCGGCATACGCGCTTAAAAATAAAGCAGATTCGTTTATTGCTTCTCAATACGTAAACGCAGCTCATACGATCGGTAGTGATACAAATGTTGTTACACCGACAAAGAATGATGCTTATGAGTATCTTGTTGATTTGTCAGTAAAACTGGATGAAGCGGATGTCCCGGAACAAGGGCGATGGGCGGTTGTTCCACCATGGTATGAAGGTTTAATGCTGAAAGATGATCGTTTTGTTAAAGCTGGCAACATGTCTTCCGAAGATCGTTTGATGAACGGCGTAGTAGGACAAGCTGCAGGATTCTTAATTCTAAAGTCAAATAATGCCCCTGTATCTATTCCGGAAGGCGGAACAGAAAATCATAAGATTATTGCTGGTCATAATATTGCATGGTCATATGCAGATCAAGCGGCTCAAGTTGAAGCTTACCGTCCTGAAAAACGTTTTGCTGATGCAGTTAAAGGACTTCATCTCTATGGTGCAAAGGTAACTAGACCGGAAGCGCTGGCCGTTCTGAGTGCAGCCCGTCCGAAATAAGGAGGGATTTTTTATGTGGATTCAAAATATTGAAACTGATGCTACTTGGTTTGTGGGTGAAGAGCATGGCAATAAGCTTTTGAAGGAAGATAAATTTAAAAAAGTGCAGTCTCCCATTAAAAAAGCCGAGAAGAATAGTAAAAAATCTGTAGGCAAAGAAGCAGAAGCTGAAGAGTAGGAGGGTAGGCGGTGGATAAAGAACAAACTGAAAAAGAGCTTTTGAAGCCGTTGAACCGTAAAACCAAGGAATTCTTACGGAAACTCAAGCGGCTTTTTCAGCGTGCTTCAAAAGATGTGCTGTCAAAGCTGACTGCGTTATTCGTCAAGCTTGATCAAACCGAAGAACTGACACTTGCTGACGCTAATCGACACGGTGATCTAAACCGTATAAAGCGGGAAATCACATCATTGATTAGTGATCTTTCAGCGAAAGTCAAAGCGATGATTATAGAATTCCTTGAAGAAACCTACGAATCATCTTACAGCTGGCTGATTCTTGGCGTTCTGGCTGCGTTAGGGATCAAACTTGCGCGGCCGAAAGCAACAATGAATCAGACAAATTTGCCTGCTGAATGGGCTCCCGGAGACGTTCAGCGGGCTATTAAAAGTAAACAAATGGACAAAGCCATAGAAACTGATCGCAAAAAGACAATACAGCAGATTAACAAGACAATCGAACGCGGTTTTATTGAGCGGAAACGCTTTGCTCAGGTAGCGAAGGAGCTGCAGACAGATGTCGGCCTGAGTTACAACCGATCGAAGCGCATAGCCAATACAGAAATGCATCGCACAAGGGAAAAAGCAACGCTCGACGCTGCTAAAAAAGCTCAGTCGCGGGGCATCAACATGAAAAAAATCTGGCACAACGTTGGTGATGAAAGAGTCCGTGAGACAAAACATGCTGATCATGTCCATTTAGAAGGGCAAGAACGCATGGTCAATCAGTTGTTTGATCTTGGCATCAATAAAAATGGTGTTCATGTAACAGCAGAAGCCCCGGGGCAAAGCGGTGATCCCTCAAATGATATTAATTGCCGATGTTTTGCGACATATGAACCGGTTCTTTGAAAGGAATGAGAGAAATGGACTTGGCAGAATTAAAAGTCAGGCTAGGGATTCCAGCTGACGACACATCGCAGGATGCCAAACTGCAAATTGATCTGGAAGATGGCATTTCATATGCGATGGCATACTGCAACAATCTTTTTATTGGTCCAGATAATACTGTGTCTCTTCCTCCGGCTGTAAAAAAGGGGATCGCCCTATTAATCAAGATTGACAGAGAAAGCCCGTCAGGTGTTCTATCTGAATCAATTGGGGGCATGAGTAGATCCTATGCGGCTGATGAAGAAAGGCTCAATCCTGTTCATGAGTTATTCCGGCCCTACAGAAAAATACGTTTTAGGGCACTGAGGTGATTAAATGGCACGTAGAAACATTCGGGTGCGAGATAGCAACCGTATTCCGGAGGTCATAAGAAACCTTAGTTCGGTCGGTAAGGTGAAAGTTGGAATATTGGACAGTGAGCGGCAAATGATCGCGGCTGTTCACGAATTCGGCTGTCGTATTGCTGTAACTGATCGCATGCGGAACTATCTTGCTGCAAAAGGGCTGTACCTCAAGAAAGAAACTCAATATATCAACATTCCGGAGCGTTCTTTCATCCGTGCTGGATGGGACGAGAACGAGGAAGAGATCGTTCAAAAGGTAGAGGATCTGGTCGAAAGAGCATTAGAGAATGGCGATTCAATGAAAGACATTATGGAAACGGTCGGCCTGCTTGCAAAAGGGCGGCTTCAAGTGTATGCCCGAGACTTACGGAACCCGGCAAACCATCCATTTACAACCGAGGAAAAAGGCTCTTCAAATCCATTGGTTGATACCGGGGAAATGATTGGCTCTATGAATTATGAGGTTGAAAGCTGATGGGTAATCATTTCATTTTTTCTGATCTGATTAATCGGTACAGCGTTGATTTTACATTGCTTATTCCATCTGAAGAGGGTTCATACGATGATCTCGGCGAATGGGTGCCACCGAAGCCGACAAAATCAGACGAAAGAGGGGCAATAGTTCCTTTACAGTCTCAATTGATCTATCAATCTGGCGGCCGGCTTACATCTATGGACAGGCAGCTATTTATCAAGAATGAAATTCCTCTGAAAGCTCAGGTGCTTTTTGGTGGTGCCACCTTTGATATTGAAGCAATGACGCCTTATGGGACATATGCCGATTTCAACAGCTATATCTTAAAGGCGGTGATCAATTCAGATGGACTACAACAGCATAATACAAACAGTTCTGGGACTGATTAGAGAGAAAACAGGCCATGTCGTTATCGTTGCAAATGGTACAGGGAAACAACCTGCCTATCCTTTTTGCACATATACCGTGACATCCCCGTATTTGCCCCAACATAGAGGCATTGAAGAACAGGGAGTGTTAACGGAAGACATCGAGCTTGTTTTCTCTTTTACATGGATTTCAAACAGCCATATTGAGGCCATTTCCCTTGCTCAACAAACAGCAGCGTACTTCAAAACAGCTGAAGCACGTCAAAAGCTTCATGATAATGGGCTGGCATGGGTCAGGAACGACGGTTTCGGTAATCGAGATACATTTATCACGATTGACACAGAACGCCGTCATGGCTTTGATACGCGCTTTAGAACGCGTGTCACTCATGGAGAAGCAAATGCAGAGGTTTTCGACTCTGTACGAATTGAAAATACAGGAGGGTAATTCATATGCCACTTAGTGACGTTACAGTCAAAATTGACTTAGTGAAACCGTCCAGCCTTAAAGGATTGGGAACACCTCTGATTCTTGCGAAGGTAGACGGCCACAACACATATAAAGAATATGGCTCATTAGAAGCTATTAAGGCAGACTATCCGGAAACAACAGCAGCATATAAAAAGGCTGCGGCTATCTTTGCACAGGGTGACAATGCACCTTCAAAGGTTGCCATCGGTACTTATGGAGGCAGCACAGAAACACCAGAAGAAGGAGCGACTACACAAGCAACATTCTCCATTCGGAATGCGTTTGACGAGTATTTCGACAAGGACTGGCACTTCTTGATCCTTGCTGATGCTACAGCAGACGAACGAATGGAAGCGGCAAAAGCGATGGAAGAGAAATCATATAAATTTGTAGTTTTACAGGTAACTGACCGTGAAGAAGTTGCTTCTTACAAAGGTAAGGACCGCACAATCGTTTTCTATCACCCATTAAATGACGAGCATCCAGATGCCGGGCTTGTTGGTTCGGTTGCTTCTCATACGGTGGGATCAGTAACTTGGAAGTTTAAAAATATCGTAGGTATCACGCCTCAAGATATTAAGGCAGACGAGTTGAAAAAGCTGCATACAGAAGGGGCTATTGCTTATGTAACTAAAGCGGGCCACAACGAGACATCCGAGGGCATTACTGCATCCGGGGAATATATCGACGTGCTGCACGGCAAAGACTGGGTGAAATTGAATATTGAAACCTCTATTCAATCAGCATTCTCAAACAACGGCAAAATCCCGTTCTCGAATGCTGGTTTTTCATTGCTGAGTGTACAAGTCACAAACGTTCTGCAAACAGCCTTTGCAAATGGCATTGTTGCCGAAGATGCAGACGGGCAGCCAGTGTATTCAATTAGCACAAAAACCCGTGATCAAATCACAGATGAAAATAGAAAAAACCGTGTATACGACGGCCTATCATTTACTTTTGAGCTGGCTGGCGCGGTTCATTCTGCTGAAATCACTGGTGAAATCTCAATTTAAGGAGGATATAAAGCATGTACGTTTATGATGCAAACGAAGTCAACACGAACATTGACGGGAAAATCGTAACCGGTTATTCCGAGGGCACAATGGTTTCTTGTGCAAAAGATGAAGAAAAGTTCTCGACTAAAGTCAGCGCCAAGGGAGATGTCAGTGTTGCAACGAAAAACAACCCACTCGGAACAATTACACTGACTCTTTCCATGGGATCGCCATTTGTACCATACCTGAATAAAATGGCAAACACGGCCCAGCGTTTCCCTATCTGGGTTACGGGCGGACAGGAAAAAATCGGCGGCACAGAAGCGATGGTCAAAAAGCCTGCTGATGCAGAATTCAGTGACGAGATTGGAGATCGTGAGTTCGAGATTCAAGTCTTTGACTATACAGTATTGGAACAGTAATTAAGCTATGGCAAAAAAGAAGAAATCAAACGCGCGAAAGCAGTCCAATAGGGCTGCTTTTCAATATATGCAAACTAAACAAGCGGAGGGAAAACCTATGTCAAAATTCGGTAAACAAAAGAAAGTAACTATCCAAGGAACTGAGTACACTCTTCAACACCCAGGAACAAGACGCATGGTTGAATTACAGGATGAAGCAGTCAACCTAAATACAGGAAAGCCTACCTCAGCAGATTTATATGATTTGTACATGAAAGAAGTTGTTGTTGATCCGAAAGTAAACTATGAATATTTCGATGAACACGAAGGATTCATGGAATTAATGAGAGAGGTTCAATCCTTTCTTATCGACGAAACCCAAACCAAGGCAGTATTACAAAAAGAAGGCGAGTGACAACTGGCCTATGTATCGGCTCGTGATGTCTGAGAAGTTCTCCTTCTCAGAGGTCGCGGCGATGGATCTCGACACGCTGATGGAAGCAAACGCAGCACTAGACATCCACATTGAGCAAGAAAACAAGAGGAACAAAAGGAAATGAGGGGGTATGAACGTTGTCAGAAGCATTAAGGAGTACGCATATTGACGTTGAATTGAACGTTGATACCTCCCCTCTAGAAAGAGCAAATCAGCAAATAGATAGACTCGTTGATCATGTCGGCGATGCTGGCGGCAGTTTTTCACAGATGCGTACACGGATGGCTCAGGTTCAAAGACAACAGCGGAATTTTAGAGACATCCATATGAGTATGATTTTAGACAACTCATCGTTGCAAACTGCTAGCCTAACAATAGAACGGCTAGGGCCTCAAATCGACTTAGTTACATCCCGTTTGAGCCAGCTGAATACCCAGGTACAAGAGACAAGCAGACTTATTCAAAGCCTTCCGTCTGAGGTCAATATCAATGTTGATCAGACGTCGATAACAAACGCCAATGAATCAATTGATCAACTCAGGCAGAATTTGAATAACGTCGATATGAGCCGTATTGGTACGCCTGCAGCAAACGTTACGCAGCAGAACACGCAAAGCGTTGAGAATAACGTGGCTGCGGTAGCTGTTCCGGCCCCGGACTACCGGGGAATCCGGCAGTATAACCGTGAAATGGACTTTTTGCGCGGCTCAACCCGTGGACTAGAAGCCGATACAATACGAATGCTCAATGAAATGCGTCAAGCCTGGCATGAAGAACGATATGGCATGAACGGTTTCCGGAATGAATTGATCCGAGCCCAGTATGGTTTCTTTCAGCTAGGGAACCAGATGGACAGCTGGTCCGGTACCAATCAGCAGTTTATGGATGAAGTATACAGGCTGGGACGTGCTCATAAGCAAGTCACAGACAACATGATGAAAAACAACAAAATGATGCGTATGAGCATGCTACAGACTGTAGGGACATTGATGGCTCGGTCCACTCAATCTGAGAAGATTGCGGCGAACTATGACCGAATGGGAAACCCGTTATATCAAGTCAATAAAGCGGGGCTTGCCGTATCGAATACGCTTGAGAACATGGCAAAGCAGGGTACTGCTGCGCATTTGGCTCTGAAAATGCTCGGGCCTACTGCCAACATGAAAGAGCTAAACGATATGACAATGATGATCACTCAGGGTTATATGCGTTTTCAAATGGTGGCACTGGGCGCGGCTTTTACAAACTTTTTCATGTTCCAAGGGCTTCATAAAGCGGCAACACAAACAGTTCCCGGCTATTCAAAAGCATGGGAAGAGATGTGCAGTACACTACTGAAAGCCATTCAACCAGCAATCGAAGTGTTTGCGGCGTTTGCAATGGCGATATACAAGGGCATTACGGCCGTTGCGAAGCTGATCATTCAGTTTAATGAGGCGCACCCTGTACTCTCGAAAATGATCCAAGGATTTATGCTTCTCATCCCTGTTTTAACCCTACTTTTATCGCCACTAGCGATAGGGGTAGGGTTAGTTAATGGGTTCCTTGGAGCTCTCAGCAGTTTGTGGATGTTCATTGGTCCAGTTGTAACCGGGCTGGCTGCTATGTCGGGCACGGTGTATGTCGTAGCTGGGGCCATCGTTCTCCTTGTAACCGGCATTTATTTGCTGTACAAGAATTTCGATAAGCTTCAGGAGAGATTCAAGCCAGCAACAGACGCGATGAAACGCTTTGCTGACATGGGGAAATCGGCGGTTGTCGGTGCATTTCATACCATGATCAAAGAGGCTGAGGGATTAAAGCCTGCATTCATGAAAGGATTCAAGGACGCACAAAACGTGGCGATTACAGCCATTCATAAAATGCAAGCTGAATCCTTGAAATTATGGGATCGTCTCGGTGAATCGCATCCACAGTTAGTGGCTGGAATTGAGTCGGCCTATAAAACGGCTGTGAAAACCGTGTCAGGCTTCATTCATAATGCCGGAAAGACAGTCTCTGATTTCTTCGGAAAAGGGCTGTCAGACGGTCTAAACGGCATCGTAAAAGGATTCATGGAGCAGTTGAAAGTCGGTCTATCCAGCTTTAAAGGAATGGTTTCTCTGGTTGCTCCGTTTGTCGCGGCGATCGGACTTGCATTCCTCGGAGTGTCAGGGCCAATCGGTGTGGCTGTCGGTGCTATTTTGAGTGTTGCCGGCGCCTTGTATCGCATGCAACAAACAAACCAAAATGTAAGCCAGGCCTTAAAGACGGCATGGACATCGGTACAATCTGTTCTAACGACTGTTTTTCAGGCATTGCAGCCAATCATCAACACGCTTCAACAGTCTTTCGGGCAATTGGTTACGCAATTGACGCCACAGTTTCAGCAGTTGGCCGGACAACTTCAGCAGGCTTTCGTTCAAATAGGCGGCACGCTTGTTTTGTTTGCTGCAGCTATCTCACAAACGTTCCAGACAATCGGTCCACAAATTATGCCACTGATTCAGCAATTGCTTTCAGCTTGGATGCAGCTGTCTGGTACTTTATGGACCAGTGTCTTGCAAATAGCAAGCAGCATTCTGCCGTTACTTGTTCAAGGCTTCCAGACGATTTTCCCGGTTATTCTGAGCGTAATTAATGCGGTGCTGCCAATCATTATTCAATTGATAGGTAGTTTCTCAGGAATCCTTGTTTCAATTGTGCAAAATGCCTTACCGATTTTGGTCCAGATGATTCAGCTTGCGTTCCCGTTGATCCTGAGCATTGTGCAACAAGCTCTTCCGATTGTTTTGCAATTGATTCAGCTTTTAGGTTCATCCATCGGACAAATAGCGGTTCAAGTGCTGCCGTTAATTTTATCAGCGGTGCAGCAAGTGTTCCCGATTATTAAACAGGTCATCATGGCTGTTCTTCCAATCGTGGCTCAATTGCTTACTGTAGCGGCAACAATCATTTTACAGTTGGCGCAAGCGGCACTTCCTATTTTGATTCAAGTTGTGCAGCAGGTATTCCCGCAGATCATGCAAATCATACAAGCGGTACTTCCGATTGTTGTTTCTCTTTTGCAATTTCTGGCGAATATCATTACAACTGTGGTCATTCCGGCGATCCGTTTCATCCTAAACATCGTGACTGCTGTGTTCCCGGTTGTGCTCTCAATAATTCAAGTTGCACTTAAAAATATCATTGCGATAATACAGGGTGCAATCGGCATTATTATGGGAATAGTGAAGGTTTTCAAAGGCTTATTCACTGGGAATTTCCGCATGATGTGGGACGGAGTGAAGCAAATTTTTTCTAGTGCTGTCGGCATGGTGAAAAAGCTTGTAAGTAATATGGGTTCAGCAATCACTGATAGATGGCTTTATATAAAAAATAAAGTCGCGTTATTGGCGCTTGATTTACGTCAAAAAGTTATGGATCGTTTCAATGATTTAGTCGAAGGGGCCAAGAAACTTCCAGGTAAAATCGGTGATGGAATTAAGAACATGGCTCATAAGGCTGTGTCTGGTGTGACTAGCTTAGCGAACAAACTTGCCGGAGCACTCGGAAAAGGCGTAAATGGTGTAATCGGCGGAGTGAACTGGGTCCTTGATAAGATCGGTTTGAAAGATAAACATATACCTGAATGGCCTGTACCTAAGTATGCACACGGAACCGGCGGACACCCGGGAGGCCCGGCTATACTGGGAGACGGTAAAGGGGCAAACGCTGGTCCTGAAATGTATCGTACTCCATCAGGTCATGTGGGACTCAGCCCTGCAAGTGATACACTAATGAACCTCCCAAAAGGCACTCAGGTGTTATCTGCTAAACAGACAAGGGCTGCTTTATCAGGAGTTCCAGCTTACGCGAAAGGTACAGGAGGAAATATCTTCACAAAAGCATGGAATGGTGTAAAATCCGTTGCAGGTAAAGTGAAAGATGTTGCTCTTGATGTTTTTGATTACATCGGACACCCATCTAAGCTTTTAACAAAAGTCTTAGAAAAAATGGGTATCTCTGCACCTTCTATGGCTGGCTCGTTCGGTGATATCGCAAAAGGGGCTTTTAACTTTGTCAAAGATAAGGCCGTTGGTTTTGTTAAAGGCAAAATGTCCAGTTACGCTGAAAGCTTTTCAGGTGGCGGCTCAAAAGCCGTCAAAAAGTGGGTAGCTCAAGCGCTATCAATCAAGGGCCTTGGCTCTGAATATGCTGGCGCACTTGAAACTATTGCCATGAAGGAATCAGGCGGGAATCCTAATGTCGTGAACAATTGGGATTCGAATGCGAAAGCTGGTCATCCGTCACAAGGGCTTATGCAGTTTATACCAAGCACATTCAACGCTCACAAGGAACCGGGTCACGGAAATATCAAAAATCCAGTTGACCAGATCCTTGCTGCTATCAACTATTTGAACAGCAGATACGGCGGTATTTTAAAACACCCTGGGCTCGTTTCTATGGCTCATGGTGGGCCGTATAGAGGTTATGCGACAGGTGGAGTCATTAACAGCCCACAAGTCGCTGCGCTTGGTGAAAACGGCTTTAGGGAGTATGTCATCACAACTGAGCCACGATACAGAAACCAGTCACTCGGAATGTATGCTGCACTCGGTCGGGAGCTTGGCGCGGATACTGGTTACACACCAGAAAAGGCTGCTACAAGCTCAAACAGTTCATCTGTCAATATCACTTTTAACCCGTCGATCAACGTAAAAGTTGAGGGCGGCAGTGAAGGGGCAGAAACAAAGGTGAAAAAGGCTGTAACTGAAACATTTGACGAAGTTTTCGACATGCTGAAGTCGCTTTATCCACCAGAGGGGGCTTATTAATTGGCGAAGCTCGGAAAGATTAATCTTGTAAACGAAAAGGAATCTGACGGCGCGGATGTGGAGGTTACTTCATATCCCGTTGAAAAAGGGGTCCCGATCACGGACCATGTACAAAGAAAGCCAGAGACGACAACAGTCTCTGGCTATTTATTAGGCAAAACAGCAAATAGTGATTATGAATATCTGAAAAAGCAGGCTTATGCTGGAACTCTTTTGACTTATACCGGGCGTAAGGTTGCTAAAAATGTGATCATCACAAAGATAGATCGCGACACAGGCGATTACACAAACGGTTTTGCTATTTCAATTGAGTTGCAAGAAATCCGTATTGCAAAAAGCCCGTGGGTCAAAAAGAAAGTGAAAACGGCCGGAAAAAAGAAGAAAGCCAGCAAGAAGAAAACAAAAAAATCCAGCAAGCTATATCACAAGGTCAAGAAGGGCGACACCTACTGGGGCTGCGCTCGTAAATACGGCACCACAGTAAATGCTTTGCGTCGGCTGAATCCGTGGCCGGACCGGAGAATTCCGATAGGGGTCAAAATGAGGATCAAATGAAGGAGGGAAAGGCATGGCATCAAGAGATTATATTCCTTTTGACAAAGAGGACATACCGCAGCAGTTTGAGTTTGATTTAGCAGATGACACGTTCATTTTGCGTATCAATTATAACCAAACAGATGATAGTTTCACACTTGATTTATATGATCAAGACATGGAACCAATTGTACTGGGCGAAAAATTGATTTTGAACGTCCCTTTGTGGGAAGACATTGTAAACGAGAAACTGCCTGCGCCTTCCCTTATCCCTATGGATGAATCGAATACAGAAACACGGGTTACATACGAAAATTTTATGCAAACCGTGTTTCTTTATATTGATGATGTCTCGGACGATGCGGAGGGAGAAGACGATGGCGACGAATAAAATGCTGTTTGGGCGCGTCGTTAAGGTCACGATAGATAACGGCAGTTCACAAACCACTTTCGATTACAAAGACTTAGAGATTCATTTTGAGGTCCCGTTTGATGATGATTTCAAACCGAATGAAACAAAAGTTGAAATATATAATCTGAGCAAAGATTCAATCAGTAAAATAAAAAAAGGGAGCACCATCACTGTACAGGCTGGTTATAGAGACGATTACGGCGTTTTAACTATCGGGAAAGTTACCAAGGTGCTCAATAATTGGGATGGTTTGAATAAAGTAACGGCCATCTATTCAAAAGATGGCGATGATTACACACATATGAAAGTGACCACTGAAAACGCTGATCCTGCTGAAAAATATTATGTGAAAAAGCGATACAAGCTCGCAAAGCCTGTGGTGACTTATAAAAAGGATAAAAACGGCCGGACATATAAAACTGTCAGGAATTACGGTACTCGGACAGAAGTTAGATACCGTAAGAGATACATGAAAATCACGTTCAAGGCCGGCACAACCTCAAGACAAATTATTGATAAGCTTCTCCGTGTGCTCGGCATTAAGGTGAAAAATATCATTCTGCCAAAAAATAAAGTTTATAAAAAAGGCTATCGTGTCACCGGATTGATTGAAAACAATCTTGAAGAGGTCATTCATGACGCTGGGGCTGTCATGTATTATCGGCGCGGCCGTCCTGTTATTCGCCCACTCAGCCAAGGGGATGACGAACGTTTCAAACTTGAAGAAGCAACCGGACTGGTAGAAACGCCAGAACAATTTGAGGATGATGATCTCAAAGGGTATAAAGTGAAATGCCTTTTGCAGCATCGTATCGCAGTAGCCTCAATCATAGAAGTGAACAGCAAAACAGCGAAAGGAAAATATCGTGTGAAAGATGGCTCTCATTCCTTTGACGGTAAAGACTTTTTCACAGAATGTAGGGTGATTTAATGAGTAAAGCGACAAAGTTCTTTGACGGATTCGAACAGCGGATAAAACAATCAATCCATACAACGGCGCCAGCACGGGTTGTAAATTACAATGCTGATAAACATACTGCCGATCTGAAATTGCTGTTTCAAACCAATGATGGTGAGTATCTACATGAATACCCTTTAATCGAGCATGCGCCTGTTTTGAAACACGTTGAAGCTGATATTAAAGTAGGGTCCTGCGTGTTTGTTTCGTTTGCTGAACGCTCACTGGATAACTTGGACGGCAATCAAACCTTTGATCCGGATTCCCGGCGCATGCACAGCATTAATGATCCGGTTGTCATAGGAGTGTGGGAAGGATGAAGACTCTCAAGCTTAAAGACGGGGATATTTGTTTTGAAAATGGGGAGCTGCAAATGGTTGAAGGGGACGCTGAGCTGGCCCAGTCAGTTGAAATCATCCTTAAAACGAGTTTAGGAGAGTTTGAGCTCGATGAACATGTCGGACTTGATCGCAGCAATATTTTAAGAAAGAAGTTTGATCAAGAAGAGGCGCAATATGACATTGTTAATGCTATTTCTCAAGAAGAGCGAATTGCCAGTGTTGAGACAGTGAGCTTTTTGGTTAATAAAGAATCTCGCAATCTCTCAGTACATGTGAAGATGACAAAAGAGGATGAAGAAACAATTGAAATAGGGGGTGTTGATCTTGCTTGATGAAACGGGCTTTCAACGGCAAACCTATTCCGAGCTAGTGGATGGTATGGAAGATCGGGCGCGGGAGCAATTCGGGGAAGATGTAAACACATCCAGTAAAACTCCATTAGGCATTATTATTCGTATCTTTGCTTGGTTTCTGGCGGGCTTGTGGGACATTGCAGAAAGAGTTTATAACAGTGGATTTGTCAGTAAGTCTGAGGGCGTGCAGCTTGATCGTCTTGGTAGTAACTCGGGAATTACCCGGGAGCCAGCAGCCGAGTCAGTTGTAACTCTGTCCTTTACCGGAGAACCCGGCATCGTAATTGAAGAGCAAACACAGTTTACAACGGAATCAGGCATTTATTTTGAATTGATTGAGGACGTTGTAATTGAGGTTAATGGGACAGGCTCAGGGACGGCTGTCTCGCTTTCTAAGGGCGTTATAAACAATGTTGCGGCAAATACCATTACCGTGCAAGCAGAGCCCTCAGAGGGCGTGTATTCAGTTACAAATCCGGAACCATCGGCAGGCGGTGCCGACGAGGAAACAGATTCGGAATTCCGGGCACGAATAAAGAAATCAGTTGAGGGCAGTTCAGCATCTACAAATGGCGGTATTATTTCAGCCCTGCTAAACGTGTCGGGCGTCCGTTCAGCGAATATTGTTGCCAACAATACCATGCAGACAGATGCGGACGGCAACCCACCAAAAAGTATTCATGCTTATGTTCTGGGCGGTACAAAAGATGATATTGCGCAAGCACTGTTTGACAGTGTTGCTGCAGGAATTGAAACGGTCGGGGAGCAAGTTGTCACCATAACTGACGCCAGCGGGCTTGATCATGCCGTTAAATTTGATTTTGCAAGAGAAGTCAAAATATATCTGCAGCTGGATTTAAAAACAAATGCTTCTTTCCCTATTGATGGAGTAAGCCAGATCAAAAACAATCTCGTTTATAAAATTGGGGGAATCGATGCAAACGGCTCTTACTATACTGGCTCACAAATGGGCGATGATGTCATATTGTCGCAGTTATTCAATGCAGTATATCAAGTAGATGGTGTCTCTGATGTAACAATCAAGATGGGGAAAGATGTGACAAGCCTTTCACAGTCAAACATTGAGATTGAACCTAAAGAGGTTGCCCAGGTACATTTTGATGAAATCGTGGTGAATCTCATATGAATAAAGACTTAATAGGAAAGCTGACCGATGCCTTTTTGAAAGATGAAAAGAGCAATATCGGTAAGCTTTTTTTAATTGTCGATGAACAGTTGACAGCACTTAAAAGCGCACTGATTACGGCTGAGAACTGGCGGGATATTGACGCAGCAAAAGGAAAGGCTCTGGATCTACTTGGTGACAACGTGTCGCAGGATCGGGGTCGTGCCACTGATGAAATTTATCGAGTGCTTATTCGCGGCAAGGTTGCCAGAAATGTATCAGATGGCACCACTAACCGGATCATTGAAGCTTTAGCCAAAACACTGAACTGCAAGCCAAGTGAAATACACATTGTCAGCAGCAAGGAAAATAATGAAGATGAACCGGCTGCCATTATCGTAAAAAAGGCACCCATTGAGGCTTTGAGCAAAGTTGGAATGAGTGCAACACAGTTTTCGAATATCGTTCAAAAAACAGTTGCTGCAGGCGTACGGGTGGCTTATGTAGATTTAAACGGCACCTTTCGTTTTTCGTCCTCTGCTAACTCTATAGAAACAAGTCAATATGGATTTTCAACAGACGGGACAGATGGGGGAACACTCGGCGGAATCTTTCAGCCTGAAGATGATTACCCTTTACCGATTTAAGGAGTGATGTTTATGCCTTTTACAAAAGAATTGCCTGAATGGGGGAACGCCGGGCAGCGGCCCCCGCAGTCCTCCATTGATGAAGGATACAAACCAATGGATCATCCCCCTGCGGATTGGTTCAACTGGTATCAGTATACGGCCTATCATGCACTAAAGGAATTGCAAGAGATCGGAGCAACGCAGGATGACGTTTCCACTGCTTTAAAAACAGCAAAAGCTTATACAGATGAATTTGCTGCGCGTAGGGATAACCCCAACCAAGTCACAAAGGCCCAAGTAGGTTTAGGAAACGTAGACAACGTGCAGCAAGCAACAAAAACAGAATTCAACGCACACAATACAGATTCCACACGCCATATCACGGCCACAGAGCGTTCAAATTGGAATGCGAAGGAAACGACTACAGGGGCCCAAAACAAAGCTGATACAGCCGAAAAAAATGCAAAAACGTATACTGATCAACACATTAATGATAAAAGCAACCCTCATGGGGTGACAAAAGATCAAGTCGGGCTCGGTAATGTTACCAATGACAAACAGGCAACCAAAACGGAGTTTGACGCACATAACTATAACCAGATTCGTCATATTTCTGATGCAGAGCGAACCAAGTGGAATGCGGCTCAGTTATCAAAATTAACACAAGACAATGGTTTGATGAAAAACTTGTCAGGCGTGGATTTCAATACTGTTATTGAAACAGGGTTTTATTATATGACTTCAGCTTCAACGGCACTGAATGCCCCTGTGAATAGCAATGGTTATTTATTGGTTTACAACTACGACACTTATCCATATCAGGAATTCACAGCATATACCAGTGCAACAACCTCTATACCTGATAATCGGCGGAAATTCATAAGAAATAAGGTGAGTGGATCAGATAACTGGACGCCTTGGATGGAAATCGAATACTCAGCAGGAGCCCAAACAAAGGTCAATACTCATGAAAATAAAACAGACATTCATGTAACGAAAGAAGATAAGAACAAATGGAATAATGGACAACTCTATCCCCTGACAACCCAAACCGGTCAGAGAATAAAGATAACTAAAGGACAAAACCTTTTTGATTATCCGACTGGCTTTTATTTTGGGGCAGGTGTTCTGAATCATCCGGGGGATGATGATGCTGCCTGGTACTATTATGATATTACAGATGTTCCGGCTGACCTTGCTCCACCTCAAGGGTTAAAGAAAATTGTAGCAACAAGATCCTACGATAACCGTACATGGATTGGAACAAAGCATAAAGAGGGAGAATTCACTGGGTGGCGAGAGGTTATTACAGACCTAGACTTTATAGAAACGCCGTGGCTAAATGTTCCATACAAAAACGGGGCAACTACAGGTGATAGACCTTTACAATACCGTAAAGTCGGAAATACATTGCATCTTAATGGTCATGTTCTTACTGATAGAGAGATTGTATTTGCTAGTATCCCGTCTTCTAGCGCTCCAAGCAAAGGGATAGTCAAACTGGTTGCAACTAGCGGAACCACTGGTTACAGCAAGATTATTATATATGCATCTGGTGATATGAAACTAACAGGGGTAATGGCTAATACTGAGTCTAAAGTGAATGGATATTATATTGACTTAGATGTGCCTCTAACTTAAAGAAAGGAGGGAGAAGTATGAAATTAATATACCCATATGGTGAGGATAAAATCTATTTAGGAAGGCCGGTTGAGTTACACCCCGATAGAGAGTCGGGAAGATATGTTATCCCGGCGAATGCTACTGATATTCCTCCAGAAATAAATGGAGAAGGTATGTGGCGGCCTTTATTTGATGAGGAAAAACAAACATGGGTTGAAACTGCTGATGAAGAATACAAAGAGAAGATAAAACAAGGCAGTATTCCTGAAACCAATCCTATAGAAGAACAGCTTGCAACACTTGGACAGCAGTTGGCAGACGAAAAACTGGCAAGAAAAGAAGCAGAAACTTTGAATCAATCTTTAGGTGAGCAAGTTGCATCTTTAAAATTAGATGTTCTCTATTTAAAGGGAGGAATGACAAGTGAATCTTAATTTCTGGGTATTTGCGTTGTTCTACAAATGGGCCACAACAGCCATGGTAAAGCAGGCTATGGCATTTAACGATTGTTCCGTTGATGACTTGAAAGAAGGTGTTCAGGCACAATACATTACACATGACCAATACCAAGAAGTAACAGGTCAACCATACGAGGAAACGACAGAAGCCAGTCAATAAGGCTTTTTTATTTTGCCTCTAAGGAGGTGAAAAACGTGAAATAGATATAAGGGGGGCGTACTAATGTCAGAAGTGACGGAGGTACCAGATGTGCATGCATTACAAAAAGAGATAATGGAAATGAAGGCAGGCCAGAAAACGATCGAACAGCGTGTAAATGTTCTTGAACGCGTTTCTGATAGACAAGACCAGCAAATCATGACATTAAACGAAAAACTCAACAAGATCGAAGAGAATACAACTTGGATCAAACGCACAATAACTGGCGCTATCATTACAGCGATATGCACTGGCGTTATTGGCGGCGCAATCGCTATTTTTTATACTGTTTTGCAAAAATAAGGAGGAAAACACAATATGAAAAACTTTGACAAAGGCACGGTCATGCGGACGGTGCTTCTTTTGATTGCACTTATCAACCAAACAATGCTGATGCTTGGCAAATCACCTTTGGATATTACGGAGGATCAGGTGAATCAGCTTGCGGATGCGCTGTACACTGCGGGCTCTATAGCCTTTACTATTGGCACAACATTTACAGCATGGTTCAAAAACAACTATGTGACTGCAAAAGGCCATCAGCAAAAAGCTGTCCTGAAAAATCACAATCTAACCAAGTGAGCTGCCAGCTGGCGGCTCTTTCTAATTCAAAAACAGAATAGGAGAGATCATTTATGACAATCGCAGTGAAAAAGAACCTTGTATCAGAAGCAAAATACGCTTTAAAATGCCCTAATCCGATGACCGCGGAATACATCACCATTCATAACACTTACAATGATGCATCTGCTGCTAACGAGGTCAGCTATATGATCGGAAACACAAGTTCAACGAGCTTTCACTTTGCTGTTGATGATAAAGAGGTAAGGCAGGGCATCCCAACAGATCGCAATGCATGGCATACAGGAGACGGAACAAACGGTACCGGGAACCGTAAGTCTATTGGCGTTGAAATCTGCTACAGCAAGTCAGGAGGGCCTGAATACAGGGCTGCTGAAAAGTTGGCTATCAAGTTTGTTGCTCAGCTGCTTAAAGAACGCGGATGGGGTATTGATCGAGTGCGGAAGCACCAAGATTGGAGCGGAAAGTATTGCCCGCATCGTATTTTAGACGAGGGACGCTGGAATGAAGTTAAAGCGGCTATTGATGCTGAATTAAAAGCACTTGGCGGCAAATCATCCAGCAAGAAAACAACTTCGTCCAAGGCAGTGAAAAAACCAAGCTCAAGCAAAAAGAAAACATCTTTTAATCTGCCTTCTGGCATCTTTAAAGTAAGAAGCCCATTGACGCATAGTGATGCTGTTGAACAGATTCAAACAGCGTTGGCGGCATTGCATTTCTATCCGGATAAGAAAGCCAAAAACTTTGGTATCGATAGCTATTACGGACCAAAAACAGCTGATGCAGTAAGACGGTTCCAGCTGATGAATGGTTTAAATCCTGATGGCATTTACGGACCGAAAACGAAAGCGAAGCTTGAATCTCTATTAAATTAGGTCTACTAGGTCTTCTCTTTTGGGAAGACCTAATAATAGTAGTCAAATAATTTACATATTGTTGAAATAAAAGTAAAAATATAGTATATTAGACCAGAAAACAAATTAAGGAGGATTTGTATGAAATTGTTAAAGAATTCGATTTGTTTGCTCGTCTTAACTCTATTGATTGCTACTATTGGATTTTCACCACAAACTAAAGCAGCAGAAGAGAACTCATTTGGATTGGCAAAACCAGTAACCATTGAAGAAAAAGAAACTTTAACAGTAGATAAGAATGGTGTGGCTAAGAGCACAAATGATGACCAGGCTTCTGTTATTAAGAAAGCACGACAACTTGCTAAACAAAGTAACCACAATGAAATAACATACAAAAATCCTGTAGCCAAAGAAGAAAACAACATTGTTAATGTGCCAGTCGTTGAGAAAAAAGATGAGAAAGCACATTCAAAAGCAGCCAGCGTAGTTTCGATGTCCTACACAACGATATATGACCCCAACAAAAAATCCATCACAACAACAATTAAAATAGCAAGCATAGTTGGCGAAAAGCCGGTAGTTATTGAAGCTAGAAACGATTTATATGATAGCAACACTTATAGCGGAAAATACGGAAGGGTTTTTGTCCATAGCAGAGAATTCTTAGGGAAGGATATTAAAGTAGGTAAATCTTATTCAAAGTCCTATTATCCTAAAAAGACAAAGTTTTATATGTCCCAACATACTACGGTAGCTGGTTGGAAAGGATCAGTACCTGATACTTCCACTGGAACGTTGGCTCCTGCTCTTGCTAATAAAATAGGATGGCTGTATCCAGAAATAAAAAATAACCACAGCAAAAAGACAATGCCAGTACCAGCTAAAGCGAATTTCCCAGTTGTACCTGCAGATAAAAGAGAAGAATGGACTTCAACGGATCGAGGTAACTATATAAAGAAGTACATCGACAAATACGGTAATCCAAAATGGAATTGGTCAGCATTAGATGTTCACCATGTACTTCCTTTAAAGTATGGGGGAAAGAATAACTTTGATAATTTGTTCCCTCTTCCTCGTGATATACATCAAAACGTATTAAATCGTTGGTGGGATAAATACTAGTAAGTAAGAGGTGGCTCAATGACAGTTTTTGTTGAAAAAACGATCCAAGGTCTAAAAGAATTAATTGATGAAAAAGGACGTTTGAAAATTTTAGGGGATGAAGGAGCTATTTTAGAAACAGAATGTAGTTTCTCTAAAGGTGCAACAGATCTAGAGATTGAGAGTTTTGAGAAGAAAATAAAAGTGTCACTTCCTGAAGATTATAAAACCTTTTTAAAACTGCATAACGGGGCCAGAATATTTGATTTGTTGATTTACGGCGAGAATGTAGGTGGGGGGTTGCATATTCTTAATTTAGAAGAGATTGAAAAGTATATGCAAAATGGTTTTTTAAAGCCTCAGTTTATTCCTGTCGCACATCTGTTAGACGGATGTTATTTGTTAATTGACAAAACCAGAATTTCCACAGATCCAAACTATTTATGGTTCCTCAGGTTTGTAGATTATGAACCACTGCAACTTAATTTTGAGATATTTTTAGATCGGTATATTTTATCTCAGGGATCGAATTTTTGGGATTGGGGAATCTATACCGCTGAGAATTATTACAGAACTCACCGTACTGAGGACTAAACCCTTAATAGCAGTTTATTAAGATAGAGAGCAGGTTTAATACCAGCTCTTTTTTTATTGCTAATTCTCCGGTTTATCCTAATCTGTTCGTCTTTCACAAGTTTCAACATCTTAAAGTAATTCAACTGGAATAAACTATGTATCCCCTTTAAAATCCTTCACACATGTAGCGTCTGTTTTACTTCCTTCTATATAAAAATCATGCCCTTTCACTTCCTCGATTAAGCTAAAGCTGAGATATCTCTGTAAATGGTCAGAACAGGTGTTTAAAATGTTAGATTTTTTAGATTATTCACTGGATAAAGTGTGACGGCATTTATGGCCCGAAAACAAAAGTGAAACTTGAATTCCTACTAAAATAAGAGAATCCCTTCTCGTTGTGAGAAGGGATTTACCGTTATTCCTCGTATAGTTTATTAACTAACTCGGGAAATGAATCACATATATGACTCAGAGCTCTATCAGGATCTTCATGTGCAATTTCATGGTCCCAAAAAACAATAGAAGGACTACTGAGTCCTTTCCGAAAATCGTAACAAATTTCATTGCCAAACACATCATCCGCAATCGGTATTACTTTGTCTGGCATTCTACCATCTCGATAACGATTAGAAACGTTAACTATATATGACTCACTTTCTTTATGGAAGCTATGTAAGTATCCGAATGCAACTCCTTCCCTATCTTCAAGGTCAAAAGTTTCGGGAGAAGGGGTAGCGCCAGAATAGATTTTGACATATTCTAAATAATCCTTTGGGAACTTTACTTGTAAAATGTTTTCTACTTCAATAATTTCCTCGTTACTAACAGGATGCTCTCCGAAATCCCATTCAACCATTTTAAAAACTCCTTTTATCTGTATTTGGAACCTCCGCCCCATATGTTTCTTCCGCCAGTATGTCCTGTCTTGCCATGAATATCTGCATCTACTAGCTGCATTATACCTTCATTTTGATGGTGGTGCCATGTAAAACCTTTTGGTTTTTTGCCTTTTGAAATCTGCTTTAACTGCATTTCTGTAAAATGTTTTTTTAACTCTGGATTTTTATTAATTTCTTGCTGTAATAGTTCAGTGGCTTTTTTAAATTGTGCAGTATCTTTCTGTAGATATAATGATTTATCAATCTTTACTTCGGCAACTGGTTCAAAAATTGGGAAGCCATCTTTATCATAAGGTACTCCGGTTACAGGGTGAACATCATTTTTTAAATGTCCATTTTTTAAGTTGGTTGTGACGGTGTTACCGAATGCATCTTTATGCGTATATGGTGCAGCTTGGACGAATTGATCTTGTTTGGATTGAATCTCTTTTTTTAATATAGATGTATTCTTTACATTGTAAGTGTTCTCTATATCTTGAGCTATTCCTACAAGAGCCAGTTCATCTTTATTTCCAGATAAGGATTTGATGTATTTTTTTCCTTTAGAGATTCCTTTATTTACATGGTTAGTTGCTGTCTTTTCTCCAGCTTTCAAAACTTTATCTACCTTAGTTGCGCCAGTTTTGGCGATCTTACTAGATACTTTTACAGCAGTTCCTGCGCCTTTTAATCCAACTAGATTGCCGATTACATAGGAAACATAGTGTGCCTTTGAGTATGTATCACCGTTTATAAATTTATCATTCCATGAATCAGCTATATTTTTCCATATGATTTTAGCGTATGAAGGTGTATTCAACACAGTACTAATTGTTGTGGCAACTTTTTGCTTATCAGAGAGTTGGGAGAATTCCCAGGCACCGACAGCTAAGTCTTTTAAACCGATTACAGTATCTTTTCCAACATCATAAAGACCGACACCGACTCCTTTGAAGCCCTCCGTGAGTTCATGTGTGTTTTCTATCTGTGTGAAATACCTTTGCTGATCCTCTGTCAGGTTCTCGTAACCAATAGTTTTAGCCATTGAATAGAATTCATCTGCATCAGCATAGTCGTAATTTTTCAGTCTTTCTTTCAGCTTTTCGATTTCCCGTTCTTTTTCTTCTTTCTTTTTAATCGTCAAATAAGCATCCGTTCGCTTCTCAATATCACTTTTTTTCTTATGTATATCACTCTCACGGTATGCCTTGGCGTTGTAATGGATGGGTGTAGCATTCTTGCCTTTGACTGTGGATTCCTCAAGCTTTTGGAAGTCCTTCTTGATGAATTGCTCGTTTGGCTCTGACTGGGCATATTCAGAAACAAGTGCTTCGTCCACACTGTCTATTTTATAGACGGTTTTTTTGCGTTGGTTCTCCGCATCGGCGAGTTCGTCTTTAAAGGTTTCTGTCGAGAACAAATCAAGTGGAAGAATATCGTCGATATCATTTAAAATATCTTTCATCGCTTTCTTTTGTTCAAACATAATTGATTTTGATTTTGTGTAAGCATTAGCCAGCTCATGCTCTAAGAAGGATTCTTCTATATATGCATCAGATAAGCTGGCGTCCTCTAAAGTGCCTGAAATGCTTGTCAAGAAAGCAATTTTCATATCAAGTAAGTCAATCCAATTGTCAGCTACACCTGCGTGATCTTGGTAAAATGCTTTAATGTTGTCGGCGCCTTTGCCGGAAAACTCACTGTCATCTAAATCTGCTACAGCTTTAAAAGCCTTTTTTAGATTGACCATCTGACTTCTTAATTCCTTGTATTCCTTTGCGCGTCTATCTGCTTCTGAAAGCAGTGATTTGGCTTCAAATACTTTCATGATCATATCCTTTCGTTTGAA